ACCTCGACGTAGATGATTCTTCATCGAATTATTTGCTTCGACGGCTCTCTTGTGAGGGCCATACTTTTGCCACACGCTTTTTGCCTTCTTTCTCTAAGCACCTTTTACGGTGTTTGGAGCAAGGCTATTGGAGTCCCTTTGGGACTTCGATTCGCGTGAAGCAAGGTCTCCCGGTATTATTCCGTGGTTTCCTTGAGCAAATCTTCGAATATGATTCATATTGTCGTATTTGGAGGTCCCGACGATCGGGAGCAGACCCAGTATCAATCTGGATTATCCGCCAAGCTTGTGAATTTCTTTACAAACTTGCCCTGCCTTTCTCAGATAGCCAAGTGGCTACCTTTTATGAGAAATTTCTTGCAGTAGAGGAGACTGTTCTTGACGAAGGGGATTATGACCCTCAGTTCGTTGACACGATGAGAAAGAGGCTTGAAACCTACTTTCCTTCTGTATGTGGTATTACCCATGATGATATTGCTAAAGCCGCGCACCCTGGTCCTGGGACATTTTCTGAATGTCCAAAAGACTGGTATTTGCGTAACTACAGCCCCATCCAAGTTCCATATGCAGCTAAGGATGTTCGCTACGCTTTACGTTTAAATAAGCGAGCTAAACTCCCTGACTTCTATGACGACGTTGAGAATTCCGAGGTACTTTTTGTGCCAAAGGATTCTCGAGGTCCACGAGTAATCGTGCGGGAACCTTATACATCTCTTCTTATGCAAATGGGATATAACTCCTGTTTAAGCAAAGCTCTTGAGATTGATTCCTGTCATCGTGTCAACACCCGCGATCAGTCGATTAATCGACGTCTCGCAATGGCCTCCTCTATTTCGTTGGAAAATGAAACCTCAGACCTCGAAGATGCTTCTGACCGTACTAGCAATAGTATTGTCAACAAGCTTTACCGTAATCTACAATTGGGGCGCGTTGTTCGTTTATATAGAACACGTTACACCCGAAGGAAGCTTCCCAAGTCTTCAAGACCTAAGAACACTTCTGCTGGATTAATCAAGCTCAAAAAGCTTGCCGGTATGGGATCTGGTTTCACGTTCCCGACTATGGCTTTAGTTATTTACTTGGCCATATGTACACATGTGTCATTACGCTCTGGGATATCATTTCCGGAAGTAATGAAACTCATTTATGTTTACGGGGATGACATTATATCACCCTCGTGGGCTCGAGTTTTTGTTCGAGAGGCCCTCCAAAAAGTGGGTTATCGGATAAACGTCGC